CAATGAGTCTAGCAATAGGATTATGGGTAAGGGATACAGCACTTCGATTAAATGCCGAAGGAATGGCATTACAAAAAACAGTCTTAAATAAAATGTTAGATTATGAAGCAGTTTACACACCATCAGATAACAAAACAGATGATTGGGTGATGGAAACTGGAAATACAAAAGAAGATCTAACTTGGTTAGTAAAATAATAAGAGGATAAAATGGCACAAACAAGCTTAAGAGCAAGATTAACACGACTTTTTTCTACAAATGTAATCGTAAGACATGCAGGTGGTAGAAAGTTAAAGATTGCCGATACAGACAGAGTACAAAGTGCTCAGAAAAATAGTCTTGTAGATAGGTGGTCAAGACTACACACCAATATGAATACTGGTGGGTACGGAGCATCACAGGCAATTAGTTTTCAAGCCCAAAGATTGGCTTTATTTAGAGATTACGAAGAAATGGATAACGATGCTATCATATCAAGTGCGTTAGATATTTACTCTGATGAATCAACAATGAAAAATGAGTATGGTAAAGTATTAGATATTCAAACTGAAAATGAGAATATTCATGATATTCTACATAATTTATTTTATGATGTATTGAATATAGAATTTAATCTTTGGCCGTGGGTTCGTAACCTATGTAAGTATGGAGATTTTTATCTCTACTTAGATATAAAAGAAAAGTATGGAGTTACCAATGTAGTACCACTTTCAGCATATGATGTTACTCGTGTTGAGGGAGAAGATCCAGAAAATCCGTATAGAACAAAGTTTATTGTTGAGGATGGAGATTCGAGACATAGTTCTTCAATGAGTCAAAATAAGGAAATGGAAAATTTTGAAATTGCACATTTTCGTTTGTTATCAGATGCAAATTTTATACCATATGGTAAAGGTATGATAGAAGGTGGTCGTAAGATTTGGAAACAATTATCTCTTATGGAAGATGCTATGTTGATTCATAGAATTATGAGAGCACCAGAAAAGAGAGTGTTTAAGATTGACATTGGAAATATTCCACCCGCAGAAGTCGAAAATTTTATGCAAAAGATTGTTAATAAAATGAAAAAGGCTCCTGTCATAGATACCACAACTGGTGATTATAATTTAAAATACAACATACAAAATCTTACAGAAGATTTTTTCCTACCTGTTCGAGGTGGAGATAGTGGAACACAGATTGATAGTTTAGCAGGACTAACATATGAGGCAGTAGATGATATTGAATACCTAAGAAATAAATTAATGGCATCCCTAAAGATACCAAAGGCCTTTCTTGGTTATGATGAAGCCGCTGGTAGTAAGGCAACATTAGCAGCAGAAGATGTAAGGTTTGCAAGAACAATTGAAAGAATACAGAGAATCGTTACGAGTGAATTAACAAAGATTGCAATAGTTCATTTGTATTCACAAGGATATACAGATGCAGACCTTGTTGATTTTGAATTAAATTTAAAAAATCCATCTACGATTTACGAAGAAGAAAAGATTGAGTTGTGGAATAACAAACAGAGTCTTGCTTCAAGTCTAATGGATTCTAAAATAGCAGACACAGAGTGGATTTATGATAATGTGTTTAAATTTTCAGAAGAAGAAAAAGAAAAAGTCAGACTTGGATTACTAAAAGACCAAAAACGGAAATTTAGATGGTCACAGATTGAAATGGAAGGTAATGATCCTGTTCAAAGTGAAGAAGCAGTTGGAACTCAAGGGGCGATGATGAATAATATGGGTGATGGAGAAGGACAGAGATTTTCTGGACCTCAACCACCAGGAGCAAGAACAGGAAGAACAAGTCGTGAATTAGATATGGATATACCAGAAGATGGTTGGCCAGGAAGTGGTCGTCCAAAGGAAGGACCTAAACACAAGAAGGATTCAAGTGTAAGAGGTCGTGATCCATTAGGTTCTCACGATAAGAGAAAAGGTAGTAGTGGTAGTCCAAAGTACGGACTTGCACTAGCTCACCTTGATAAATTAAAACAAGATTTAGGTAAAGTCAGTAAAGAAGAAGTAAAAATAATTACAGAAACTTCTGATGTAGAACAAGAATATAAGAATGAAGTATCATCGGGTAAAAGTGATACTTAAATGATGAATTATTAGAAGTTTTTATATTTATAGATGAAGAAATATACAATTTAGGAGCATGAATATGGCCCAACGTGTCAAACACTCGAAAATAAAGAATACAGGAATACTCTTTGAGTTAATATCTCGTCAAATCACCGTAGATATAATGAATGGTGATGAAAAGAGTAAATCAGTAGAAATGCTAAAAAAATTCTTTAATGAGAATACAGAACTTGGTAAAGAGAATCAACTCTATCAAGTTTTACTTAAAGAAAATTACAATTCTACCCGCAAGGCAGAAAAATTAGTAGAGGCTGTCTTAAAGTCAAGAGAAAAATTACAGAATAAAAGACTGCGTACTGAAAAATATAATCTTATTAGAGAGATTAAATCAAATTATAACGTAGAGGATTTTTTTAGAGCAAGAATACCTAATTATAAGGTTTATGCTTCTATATATAAATCATTTATTAGTGAAACTACACCAATATTTGATCCAGTAAATGAAGTTGAAAGTAACTTTTCTATCATAGAACACATTACTCGTAATAAAGTTAAGTCTAAAAATAAAGATAGTAAGGTCATTTCTGAATTTAAGAACGAAGATAAAGATTTAAGATTACTTTCTTATCAGTTAATGGTAGATAACTTCAACGGTAAGTATAAAAAGTTAAACTCTATGCAAAGAAATCTTCTAAAAGAGTACATTAATAACATTTCTAATACTAATTCTCTTAGAGAATTCGTAAATGGTGAAATTATAAAGGTAAAACAAATTCTAAGTAAGATTTTACCTAAAGTCTCAGATGATATCACAAAAATTAAATTATCGGAGGCTATAAATCAAGTAGACTCTATAACAAAAGGTAAGATAGTTAAGGATAAACAAGTTGTTGCACTAATGAGGTATTATGAACTTATAAAGGAGTTGAGGAATGTCGCGTCCTAACGGAGATACACTTCTTAATTTAATTCGTGAGTTAATTAAAAACGAATTGGATGAGGCAAATTCTACTGCAACAGCCGGTGGTGAATATCAAACACCACTTGCATTTAAAGGTGAGAAAAGAAAGGCGGGTAAGAAAAAGAAAAAGGCTGGATTTGATGGTGGACACCACGATCCGACCATCGGTACTGATAATTTCGAACCAGAGGACCCTAAGTTAAGAAAAGAATCGGTAGTAAGTGAAGAAAAGAAAAATTCTAATAATCTTTACTTAGAATTTACTGATGCTCTACAAGATTTCAATGACAAATGTATTAAGATAGCTGATAAAATCACTAAATTAAAAGGTGATAAGACCGATGGAAAAATTTTAATGAAAAATGTTAAAAAACATCTTATACCACTTAGTAAGTTAATGAATAGTTGGAACAGAGGAGCTCAAAGTAATCCACATTTAACTACTGAAGGTAGATATCACGCTTGGAGAAATGATAATACCTTAACACCCAAGCAAAAAATTGGAATGGCAATGAGAGAGACTCGTGATAATCTATCAGAGTTAGAACGAGTTGTCAAGTATAATGTAAAATTAAAAAATGAGTTAAATGTTGACTCAAGGTCATATTGGAAGAATACACATAAGGCTTTAAGTAAAATAAGTGAGAGATTAGTTAATTTAGCTAATAAGGTTGGACAACTACATTAAAGATTATGACATTCGAACAGAACAAAAAGTCTTTTATGGACTCTTTGTTCAGTATTTCAACGATGCTAAAGAGATGGCATACTGAAATACAGAGCAAAGATGTTGATAAAAACTATATGATTGAAAAGTTAACTGCGTGGATTAAAAAACTTGAAGAATTAAGACACGATATTATGATGAGGAAAGATAAGTGATAAAACTCGGAGATTTATTAACAGAGGCAAGTATTTCGGAAGAAATGGGAGAGCTAAAACTCTACATTGACAACGATTCGAGTCTATATAGACAAAGATACATGCCAATATTGAAAAATTTGTCAAAAAAGAAGAAAAAGGGTAATT